CATTTGATACGTACAAGGCATTAACTTTTAATACCTGTCCGCTTGCAGCACTGTTCGTAACGATTGCTGTCGCAGAAGTCGTTACGGCAAGAACCGCAGTCTTGCCTGTGATTGTTGTGACGTTTACTATATTTGGTGCTGCCATAATTTACCCTCCGAAAACAATCGCCATTGCAATTGATTTTCCTGTTGATGCTTTTGTATTTAACTCTGTTTTGACATCTGGTTCAATGCTGAGTGTCGAGATAGAACCAGCCATTGAACTGTGATATTGGCAAGCATAGTAAAGGGTGTCAGGGGCGTTTTGTGGAAGTTCCACAATGATTGTGCCATTTTGTGTTCCACCATTTGTGATGCCTGTGCTGTAAACATTGCCTGACGAATATCCACCCGAAACTGTCTGTATCCAAAACGGGTGACCCGTTGCATTAACTACGATTTTATATTTTTTGCCTTTTTTGAAATGAATTGTTCCGTTAGAAACACCGTTAATTAAGTATGCGCCGCTTCCAGAGTTGGTGATGTAGTAGTCCTCGGTTGCTGGTGTGCTCCATGTAAGACCAGTTGCTGTAGATGAATCAACGGCAAGAACTTGGCTTGCTGAACCAACGGCTAATTTGGCAACCGTGTTATCTGCTGTACCGACGAGCAGGTCGCCTTTTGCGTCAAGAGTGCTTAACAGTTGGTCAAATGGTGCTACACCAACTTCAACCCAAACCCCACCGTAGTAAACAAATGTTGCACCAGAACTTGAATTAAACCAAACCTGTCCTGCTATTGGTGAAGCAGGTGCTGTATCTGAAATTGTTGCCGCCATACCAGAAGCGCCAAGTTCAACCCACTGTGAGTCGTAGTAGGTGAATGTTTGTGCAGTGTCGGAGTCAAACCACATGTTGCCTTCAGCAGGCGAGGCAGGTGGGCTTGAACTAATAGATACGGAAGATACAGAGCCAGTACCTATTTCAACCCATTGAGAATCGTAATACGCAAATGTTTGTGCAGTATCTGAATCAAACCACAGGTCGCCTTCAAGAGGGCTTGCTGGTGCTGATGAACTTACTTGAACTCGTGCGGAACCGTTGCTTCCACCAATTTCAATCCATGCTGTTCCGTAATAAACGAATGTTTGTGCCGTGTCTTGATAGAACCAAATCTGACCCTGTGTTGGTGATGTTGGTGCTGTTGAAGAAACCGATGCCCCAACATTTGATGCAACCCACGCTGAGCCGTCCCATTTAAGAAATTGACCAGTTGTTGGTGAGGCAACAGAAACATCGGAAAGATTATCTAGTGTTGCATTGATAGCAACTGTTGCCGTCGAACCTTCGCTTTGTGTGTGCGTAACCGAAATACCAGTTCCAGCAGACACATTGACCATGTAGTTGCCGGTTGTGTCCGTTCCAAGTTCTACAGTGTTTGCCGCTGTTGCGGTATTAACTGCATCAACTACGAAAGCAGTTGTGGCAACTTGTGTCGTGTTTGTTCCAGCAGAAGCAGTTGGTGCCGTTGGTGTACCAGTTAGCGCAGGGCTTGCTAAAGGAGCCTTTGCATTTAATTGTGTTTGGATTGCTGAAGTTACGCCGTCAACATAATTTAATTCTGTTGTTGAAAGAGTCGCCCCATCTAAAATATTCAATTCAGCCGTTGATGAAGTTACGCCGTCAAGAATATTTAATTCAGCAGTAGAAGCCGTGATGCCGTCAAGAACATTTAGTTCAGCGGCGTTGGCGGTTACACCATCGGTTAAATCCGAAATTGAATAAGTTAGCGAGTCTGCGTAAACCTGTGCCGCTGATTGAGCAGCGTCAACATATGCTTTTGTAGACGCATCAGTATTGTTGGATGGTGTCGGAACCGTAACCGTTCCTGTGAATGTGGGGGAGGCAAGCGGTGCTTTGAGACCGATAGCAGTTGCTGTTGTGGCGGCAAAGTTTGCATCATCTCCAAGTGCGTCAGAGAGTTCGCCAAGAGTATCTAGCGTTGCGCCAGCAGTACCAACAAGTGCGGCAACTTCTGCACGAACAAAAGCCGTAGTTGCAATTTGTGTTGTGTTTGTTGCTAATGCTGCTGTTGGTGCAGTTGGTGTTCCAGTCAATGCTGGAGAGGCAAGATTTGCTTTTAAGTCAAGAGCCGTTTGTTGTGCGGTGGAAACAGGTTTTGCAGTATCAGCGGTGTTGTTGACTGAACCAAGCCCAACCATTGTTGCCGTGATGCCAGAAACTGTTCCAGTGAAAGTTGGCGAGGCAATTGGCGCTTTAGTGTCAATCTGTGTTTGAATTGCGGAAGTGACTCCATCTAAGTAGCCAATTTCTGTATCAGTTACGTTCGTTACGCGAGCCTGGATTACTGATGTATCAACAGTGATTGTTGGGGTGGCGTTTTCTCCTGAGTTATTGGCAAGAGTAACGCCAGTGCCTGCAACTAATGATTGAACAAACGAACCAGTCGTATCTGTTGCTAAGTCAATTGCATCATTGACCCACGCTGTACCGTTCCACTTTAAAAATTGTCCACTAGTTGCACTTGTGATAGTTACATCGTTAATGTCGTCAATGGAACTAATTGTTGTACCAGCGTCATCAGCGGCATTAGCCCAAGCAGTACCGTTCCATTTTAGAACTTGACCACTACTTACTGAGGTAATTGTTACATCACCAATGTCATCAAGATTGTTGATTGTGGGAACTGCCGACCAAGTTAAACCTGTTGTAGCCGACGAATCCGCTTTTAAGAAATATCCGTTTGTCCCTACGGCTAAACGAGCAAAATTGCTTGCGTCTCGAGAAAGAAGGTCGCCCTTAGTTGTAAGTACTTGCGCTCCACCACCAGGCTGTGGTCCGACCTCAATCCACTGAGAATCGTAATAAATAAATGTTTTTGCTGTGTCTGATTCAAACCAAAGGTCGCCAGCACTTGGTGACGCCGGTGCAGTTTCTGAAACATTGACGGTTGCGCCACCAGAAGCAGCGGCGGCATTAACCCAAGCAGTTCCATTCCATTGAAGTACTTGTCCATTAGCAGCAGAAGTAATTGTGACATCAGATAAATTGTCAAGTGTGGCATTTAACCCAATAGCAGCAGAAGAACCTTCACCTGGTGTATGTGTTACTGAGATTCCCGTGCCAGCAGTTACTGCCGACATGTAATTACCAGTTGTATCTGTGCCTAAATCTATTGCGTCGTTCACCCATGCAGTACCGTTCCACTTAAGAAACTGACCGCTGGCGGCAGAAGTAATTGTTACATCATTGATGTCATCAATCGAACTGATTGTCGTGCCAGCGTTATCTGTATCGTTGACCCATTTTTCGCCATTGTATTTAAGAACTTGACCTGAGGCAAGATTCGCAAACTCTATGTCAAACAAATCGGATAATTCTTCTGCGCCAGTTTCAGCATTTACTTCGACCCAATTACCGCCGTAATAAATAAACATTTCAAGGCTTGTTGAGTCATACCAAAGGTCGCCCGCAAATGAACCCGTAGGCGCTGTATCGCTGACCGTTATGCTTGGACCAGTTTCGTTTACCCACTTTTCGCCGTCGTATTTAAGAATTTCTCCAGCGATAAGATTATTAAATTCAATATCAAACAGGTCGGATAGTTCTTCTGCGCCGGTATCGGCATTGAGTTGAACCCAAGCCGAGCCGTAGTAAATAAACATTTCTAGGCTTGTGGAATCAAACCAAAGAGCACCAACTTCTGCATCGGCTGGCGCTGTGTCACTTACGGTGATTGTGGAGTTACCACTGATTTCACTCCACGCACCGTTGGCTCGGAAGTAAAAAGTATTGTTCGTGGTGTCTACTGCGAGTGCGCCGTCAGCAAGTGCGGCAGTTGGTGCACCAGCAACCGCCATAGTGATGATGCCAGCAGTTGCTTTTAAGACATCGTCAGTAGCAAGAACATTTGCTGAATCACGGTAAATGTTTGTGTCGTATCCGCCTTCGCCGTTACTCCAAGAGATACGACCGCCTGCTTCAAGTTTTACACGACCATAGGCTTCGCCGTTTAAGAAAACTGTGAGCGCATCCGAACCAGAGGATGCCAAATTTTTTATAGTTATAGGGGTAACGAATTTTTGTGCCACTTGCGACCTCAATCGCTATTGCTTATCGTTCGTTGACCCCTCAAGGTCAACTATGTTTTAAACTGCGGTTACGACAATCCTAAACGCATTTGCTGAGTGATTGCCCAACAATACAACAGTGACCGTGTCAGCGTTGGTTCGATTAACATCACCGATAACAGTTTCGCCTGTTGCTACTTCGTATACCTGAACAATTACGTCAGTTGTATTGAAATTATGAACAACGGCTGTCGTTGAAGTCCCAGATGAATGTGCCGTATTGCCTTGAGCGGCAACTCGAGCAAGGGTTGCGGTAGTTGTACTAGCCGCACCACCAGTTGTTTTAATACCAAGGTTTGTTCTTGCAGTAGTCGCATCGCTTGCACCAGTACCACCGTCTGCAACAGCAACATCTGTACCGTTCCAAACGCCTGTCGTAATCGTGCCAAGGGTTGTGATTGAAGACTGACCAACATAGGTTGACGCAATATCAATGGCATCAGCCACAATTGCCGTGCGGTTTGCAGTGACATTGACATGGATTGTGTTTCCGTCTTGAGAAAGACCATCACCTGATGTAAACGAACCAGCACCAGAGAACTGTGTCCATGCGATTCCTGTTGTGTCAACTGTGATTGTTCCGTTTGTGGAAACAACAAATCCTTTATCGGAGTTGACAGTACCTTCTTCAACGAAAGTAAAAGTTCCCGACTTGAGTTCACCCGTGTCGGCTGTTCCGTTTGCGTCAGATGACCGCGATGCTGCACCAGAAGCAGTAGCAACATAGATACCGTTTTCAAGCGCAGTACTTTGGTTCTTTACGAGAACGCGGTCACCAGTAACAAGAGTTACACCGTCAATGGTGTCGCCATTATTTAGGTCGGATGAAAGGTTAATTGCCGCAGTGGTAGCAACCCTTACGGATTGCTTAACATCAAGACCTTGACGAGCAGCGTCAACATAACCCTTAGTGGCAATGTGAGCAGCGTCTGTAGGTGTAGCAACCTTTGCATTACCTTGTGCATCACGTTTTACAAGTTTGGAAGCCGTCGCATCAGAGGTGGCGTCATTGAGCATTTGCCAGAAAGTGGCTGGCAATAAACCAGCACTATCTGTATCGGCAACATTAAGAGTGAGAGTTACTGTGCCGTTTGACTCCGAAACCGTAAGTGCTTCAGCAATACCAGCGCCACCGCCAGAAACAAAGGAGTGAGGAATGGATTTGAATGCAGCGCCCGTGTACACCTTGATGGTGTCGGTCGCAGTGTTGTAGATGAGGCGACCTTCAAAGTTGCCCGATGATGGGTCGGTAGCCAACTTCTCAAAGGTGGCATTAATCAGTTGATTCTGATTAAGGTCTAAATTGGTAAGAAATTTTTGTGCCATGTTTTAAATCCTTATGTCAGATAAGCATAACCAGAAAAAGGTGATGAAAAAAGAACGGTAATACTTGTGTTGCTATTATATACTACTTCACCAAAGACAACTGTTCCTGCACTGTCCACTACCGTGACCGAAGGTCTACCCCCCAGTGCATGAGTTATGTTCCAAGTGCTTGAAGCCGCTCCCTGTGTATGGATGTGGCGATCATTTAAAACAGCAGCGTTTACGGTCGCGGAAGATAGCGCCGTAAAAAATGGCGTATCTGGCCACCCCGTTGATGTTTTCGGACCGTAAAAATCGCCAGTTAGAGTGTCAATATAAATGTCGCCAACACTGCCATAATCTGAAGCAATATTGGGCATATTAAACTTCCACTTCTATTTCCCAAGGGACGCCTTCGCCAAAGAGAGTCTGGGTGCCGGACGAGACGCCGGGCAACTTGACCTGAACAATATTTGGTTCTTCTCTAGATATTTCTACAATGTTCCGTCGGTCTTCGATAACAACATTAAAATCGGCGTTACCCATGGTTATTTGGGTAGATAGATCACTCACCTTGACACCTCTTTTTCAAGTTTGAACTCTCCCCTAACAACCTTAAAAACTTCGCCTGTAGCGGTTTTGACTATCTCCAAATCATAAACCCCACTCTGTGTTAGAGCCGCAGTCTCAACCGCAGTCAAAGTCAAAGTGATGACACCGGTAGAACCGTTGATAGATATGCGACCATTAGTGGTAGTTAGGGACACAATGGTGGTTGAGGCATCAAGCGTCCTTCTAACCTCCATACGAGCCGTATATCCAGTTAAAGAGAATACGGTACCTTCGGCGGTTTTGATTTCAAGGGTACGAGTAAAGGAAGACCCCTGATCGCACACAATATTGTATTTCCCTGCAAGCATCAGTCCTCAATCTGTAATGCAGCAAAAACCGCCACTACCTATTAAGAATACAACACTTACCTGTATTAGATTTGAAGCGTTAAGCCTTTTTCTTGCTTTTTGCCTGAGCATCAACGATTGCTGTAACAGCCGAAAAAATCGCTGTTGTGTTCTTGTCGCCGATCTTGGTTGAAACCCAAGCAAGGGCAGTCAGGGCCACTGGCATCACCAATGCAACAACCTCAGCCGAAACACCCCACTTATTAGCAAGATATCCAAGACCACCCAAAAGGGCGCCCTTGACAGCCTGATCGCTTACATTTGCTTTAATGTTCTTGTCCATTGTTTTCCTCCGTTATAGGGAATTGGTACTCTCCTGCACGCATCATTTCCATTGCGGTTTCAAGCATCCCATTGGCAAGCCACGGGGTCATTGAATCCGAAATAGTTAGTACCAACTCTTGATCAGAGTCAGAAACTATTTCTGCGATAAGAACAAAATTGGTGACAAGACTTTGAGGTAAAGCCCCTCGTAGGAGTTCCTCAATATCTTTGTCTACAGGAGTTTCATTGTTTTTTTCTTCCATGAATCCTCCAATTTTGACTTACCTACATATTCTACATCACGCAGCCAGTGTGTGGGTGATGAGCATTCCGAGAGGTTTAGCGGGTTCAATCAAAGACAAAACAAAAGGATTACTTGTCCCAATATCACCAACGACCGTTCCATATGTTTCGGCTTGGCTTGTAGTGAAAGCAATCTGATTTTGCGTAACCGTATAATTCACTGTTTTGGTGCCCGTCAATGCTCTCTGCGCTGCGCTCACCATCGCGTCTATCGTTCCTGCATTGTGTCCGTAATATCCTGTTTCTACTTGCCATCTAGCGTAAGCCTCAATACCTTCAGGTAAAGCACCAGTATTAGCGGCACCTGTTCCAAGAACATGAGTTCCAACAGGCAAACCAGTGCTGGGGTCGAGACCAGTTAGTAACGATGAATTAAGTGTAAAAACTTGCCAACCAAGACCTTCAGTAGAAGGCTGATAGGTGACAAGCAGAGGTCTGCCCCTGTATTGCGCAAGGTAACTTAAATAATTTGAGTCACAAACTTGTGGATCCACAAATTGACTTAGGGTTGTCAAATCGGCTGGGTCACCACCCGAGGCTTTATCCAAATATTCAAACTGGTTAGCCGTTACGTTTATGTCGCCAGCAGTCGTCGTCAATACATCAAGAAAACGGGTCAAAGGCAATGTTGGCTCATTTGTAGAATAATCCGCAAAGTCTGATTCAAAGAAAACCTCAGGTACATACTGAGTTACACCTTGAAGAAACAAGTTATCCAAAAATCTCAATGATGGATACGCAGAAGGTCTAGCAATATTCACAGAGGCGTTGGTGTAATTATCAAAAACTATTCGCATCTGTAACTGTATTGAATAAACACCACTTGATGGCACCCGTACAGGAATTGACCTAATTAGTTTCCATTTGGCTTCGTCTGTACCACCAATAATTACAGACTCACTTGCTTCACCGCCGACAACTTGGTTAAACGGGTTAACGAACGAGTAAACTCCCGTATTCGAGTCAAAGTTTACTTTTGATAAAATTGTTTTCAAAAATATTGAACAGTTTTTGTTAGGTCTCACCCACATAAATGATTCAATGAAATCATCACTATCAAATGCTGCGGTTATTGAATACTGTGACGGAGTACTTGCCGTTGTTGCATAGTAGTTATAGCGAACATAGTTTTCGTTAGCAGAAGGAACAAGTTTTAAAGAACCGTATTCTGCATCCAAGTATGTTGCTGTGTCTAATGAAATTGTTCCATTAGATGTCCAAAGATCGTCAACACCCGCAGCAAAGACAGACGCCTCTAGGAAGGTTGATTCTTCCGTAGGGATGTAGTTATTTGTTACTCCCATGGCTTACGCAGCAGTAGCAACCGTCGTGCAGTCACCGATAGGAATCACTCCTTTTTCAAGGATTGTGACATCGTTACCACTGTCTGTAGCAAAACCTGTAGAGCCGTTAATCGTGGCATCCATAGCGGAAACATATTTAACACCCGTAACCTGTGATGCAATTGTCGTCAAATATAGAGAGTTCACCGAAGTAGCAAAGTCCCAACCAGCAACAGAAAGATATGCCTCAATTGCCTCCGAAACTGCGGTTCCCACGGTCGCCGTAGAATAGTTTGGCAGTACAACAATAGTTGCGCTGACATTCACATTGAAAGTATTCATGTCATGTAAAAAGATATTCAAACCAGCAACAACTTTGTCTTCTACTGCGTTTTCTATAATAAGTTTTTGGGCTGTTCCAATAGCAGCCCCCGCCGAGTCACACATAGAAATAGTCACAGCACCGCCAACGTTTGCTGTTGCAAAAAGCATTCCGTTTCCAAGAACAACACTTCCAACAGTGGTTGCCGCAGTAGCAATATTGCCGTTGGTTCTTGCGTACCTAAATGTAGTAGTTGATGGTACGACAGTTATTGTGTATGTTCCGTTATATACGTTGTTTGCCATATCCGCAACATCCACAACATCGCCAACAGAGAACCCGTGAGCATATCTTGTTGTCAAAGTAACCACATTAGAAGTAAGCACAGCATTAGTAATATCGTTTTCTTTTGCTTGAGTTAAATCGTAAACCTTGAACCTTGAAACGGTTGGATAGTTAACTGCAATATAACTCGTCAACTGAGACGCTGTTGTTATTGCATTACTTAAAGAACTTAAGAAAGTGACCCCTCTATTAAAGTATTCTTCATCAGTTTCGGAGTCTGTTCCCGCTGTAGTCAAAGCCGTGAGGCTGGCTGACAAAATGAAAGGTGTACTTGATACAACTGTCAAATTAGATGGGATTGGAATATCTGGGTATAGAGACGGGGTTGACGCTTGAACAGATACAGAACCGGTTGTACTACCGTTTGCGATTGTCAGGTCTACGGTCGTTTCGTAGAGGTTTTGTGTCAAAACACCAGCGCCGTCGTAAACATCGTAAGAGAAAACGGTGCCTGCAGCAATAGTTTGACCAGTGTTCACAGACAAAATGATTTCAACTGTTGCCAACGAAGATGTTGCCTCTATACGGTCAAACCCAATTAGTTTCAATATCCCTTCCATAAGCCCATCGGGCATACGATTAAAAGTTGCAATCATGCTTGCTGTTTGATGTGATGTGGCTTCAAGTATTGCGTTCTCTATTGTTCCTACCCTTGGGGTAAATTCCGGTAAAGCAATTTGTGCGTATTCAACGGCGTCGTCATAAACATCAGTAATATCTTTGTCAAAGATGGTGAGGTCAACGTATTCGCTAAAGTCTGGTGAAGGCACAGTTATACCAACCGATCAAATTTGATAGCCAGATTTGTTTGTCCGTTGTTGTCAACAACAGCCTCACTGGTCGTGACTCTTATTTCTGGAATTAGATTGCTTAAAGTCAAACCAACTTTTGCCATTGCTCTTGACTCAAAAGTTGGGTCTTCTACACCGTAAAAAGTTGATATAGGCAAAGCACCTGGAACCATTTGCACAGTCAAACCAAGTAGATTTGCATAATATTCATCAGTGTTTTCAAGTATTGTTTCCATCTCAAAATTATCTTTCTTAAACCGCATCGGTAATCTAATTGTGTTCATATTGACCCTACAATCACGCCTTCATCAAGGGAACCATTCAATAATACAACAAGAACCCGTTCTCCCACATTTGGCAAGGTTAATGTTGAACTGTAGGCACCAGAGATACTTGTTGTGGTTGCTGACAGAGAAACCCCGGTGACTACGGTGGTTGACGAAACTGTCCCTGTTGTCGTGGTCAAAGTTTGTTTGACTGGCGTAGTAACGGGAAAAGTAAAATGAGCCATGAACTTGTACGGACCCAGTTGAGCCTCGTTGTTTAGCGCTGGTATCTTCACGAAACCAGTTCTGTCAGCATCATTTTTTGCGGTCAAAACACCCACATGGATAGAGGAAAAAGAGGCATTCGTTTGCGCAGCCGAATTAGCCCTATCCATACCATCCATAGAATCACCGTAAATAGACATTTCTACCTTTACCCGATCACTGTTGTTTCCGCTACTTTTTTATCAATTTTTGCTTTGTCTTCTGGCGATATTTTGTCTATCGTAGCAAAACTTATTGCTACAGGTTCTGGCTCCCCGTACCTGTATTTTACTGAAGTAATTAAATATGCCGTTTCGTCAAAACCTTTAATTCCATATACGACCACGGTCATACCCGCTCTAATGTTGTAGGCACTTCCAATGTTTTCCTCATATTTGTCGCCGACCCACAGACTCGCTGAACCCTCGGACTCCTTGGGGCTGTCCATTGACCTACGCATTTCTGGAACTTGAGTAAGAAAAAAATTCAACTTGTCGTCATTGGGGTACTTAAGAGGAATAAAAAAAAGAGGACGTTTTTCTGTGCCCCCACCAATTTTGGCAAAAGTAAATTCTTCTGTTTTTTCTATACCCCAACGCCCAAGAAGCCATTTTGGTGAACCATAAAACAAGGTTGGGAACGGAATGTCTCCTGTGCCGTCAGGAGGAAGCGCATGCATAACGAAACAAAGATATTGTAAATCTTTTGCGGAACGAACTAAAACATCGTAAACAGATTCTTTGTTTTTTTCGGTTTTGACTTTGATTGTTGTGGTTTTTACACCAACAGGTTTTTGACCTATGAACATTAAACCAAACTTTTTGGCTACTTTTTCTGCAAAATCGTAGGCGGTAGTTGATTTCAACGCTTGAGGTTTTTTATCCATTTTCATTCGCTGAATTGATTCAGTTCTTAACGCTAAAGTAATTTGAAAATACTCGCCTTCTCCAGCAGAAATCTCATGAGAAGCGATCATGTACCTTTCCCTGTAATTCATTTTGTTTCCGTCAAAAAAATCTACAAGATTGCCTACAGCAAAATATCCGTTATTCCACATTGCGAGTTTTTCGTCAACAATTTCAACCGTTATTTGTGACGCGCCATCAACAGAATAATCAACATTTATTCCTGTGACGCTTTGAGCGATTTGTGCCCTGACGCTTGCTTGGTCGTTACCAAGAAAAACTATTGTTTGGTCGCTAATCATTGGCTACGGCTTGGTCTTTAGACAAGGAGTTTCTGCCATCGGACGCCAATAAACTTTCTTGTATGCTGCGAGATAACACAGTTTAAAATTCTTATGATGATTTACATCTGTAGTGCCTTTACCAAATCCTTTATTATTAAATATCTGAGTTGCGTCGGCTACCTCGGTATAACTGAAACCTGACGGATGTTTTTCTTCTTTTTGTTTACAAATTTCTGGATGTTTCTTCGCAAACTTGGGCTTCGAACAGTTTGGGTTAGGTTTTACCAAAACCAAAGGTGGAATCAAAACAATATTGATACGAGGGTTTCTGTTCTCAACCAAACTTATTTTAACATTTGCTTGAGTAATCAAATTTTCTTTATTTCTCCTTGTAACATCAACACTCATATCCGTAATGGAGAAAAATAAACCGCTCACTCTTTCTTCGCTCATATTGCGAAAAACATAAGGTTCTCGTGTAAAAACATCATAATTAACTAATTGGAAAACCTTGTTGCTGTTTGAAGCAAACGACCGCAAGTTGAAAATTTCTTTTTCAACATCCCTAATAAGACCATCGCCCGGATGGGCAATAAGTGCCGTGAAGTCAATAGTCATGAGTCTGTGTGATTTGAATGCAACGATAGGTGTAGTGCCGGGTCTTGGTATCTGAACCATTTCATCCGCCAACTGCCCAACATTGACTTCTCGTGGGCTGTATGGAAAAACAAAATCTTGCTCCTCGGAAGGGTTAGACGAACGCATACGCAAAATAAGAGGCAAAGCCCCAGGTGTGGATGCTTGCAAACGATTTGCTTCGTCTCCCGAATCCCTCATTCTTACCCAAACGGTCACCGTGTTAGCCATTAACTATTCGTCCTTGTGTCCACACCACCAGTTACTGGCGCCATCCCGCGCTCTCTCTGCTCTTTCAACGCTTTTGCAATAGCCCTCTCAATTTGGTCAATGGTTTTGCCATCCAACATTGCCGCAGTGATGGTTGTGTTTGCTACATAGTTTTGTGCGCCTTGAGCAGCGGGAACCATTCTGTCAGGAGAACCAAGAACTTTACTAGTTCCAGTACCCCCATAGCCAGTATCTTTCAACAAGTTATTCATTCTTGAACCAGCAATAACTTTGTCGGGGTTTGACACGGCGTCTGTGTATTGTTGAAAGAAGAGAGGATTTTTTGCGGTTTCGTTTTTGATTAAGGTTTCAAGTTTTTTGGGGTCAACAAGACCTTCTTTATTAAGAAGCCCACCCATGTTGCCAATTCCACCAGACATATTAGCGAGATCTGTGAAATTAACATTCTTCAAAATTGTGTCAGGGGCGCCACCAGCGTTTCGTAAATCGGTTCGCAAACCTGTCTTTTGTTCATCTGTGAGATGGGCAAATCTTCCACCTGGCGCCAAATCCATTTCAAGTTGATTGAACGTATTCATTAAACCTTGAACATCACCAAATTTTCCAACATTATATTGAAGGGCTTTCTTCAAAAAATCTTGACGAGACTCGACACCGGCATCGCCGCCTTGTAGTTTTTCTGCGGCTGCGTTTACGGCCTTGAACTGTTCTCTTTCCTGCGCCTGTTTATCAAAATAGTCCATTACTGGATTGACAATCCCTGCGGTAAAACCCGACCATGCCGCTTTCAACAGTCTGGCTTGATCTTCAGCAGTTTTGCCAACGAGAGAAAGAACTTCTCGGAAATTAAGCAACTTGTCTTGTAGGTTAATGCCTGCGTCCTCTGCAAGTTTGTTCAGAGCCTCTGCACCAGTATTAAAATATTTTTCGGCAAGTCCGGTATTGGATACGTAGTTATTTATCTGAGAATTTGTTTTTTCTAATTCTTTGTTATATGTTTGTAGAGCCTGGGCAGCATATGCGGGGTCAGTATTTGAGGCGACCATTGCGTCCATATCTTTTTTTAATTGATCTCGTGCTGCGAGAAGATCATCAACATTTCCGCCAGCAAAAGCCTCATCAACTGCTGATGTGTAGCCATCAACAAGTTCCTTTGCTGCTTTTCTAGTTTCCTTTCTTTGTTTACCTGCTTTTACATAACCAGTAATACCACCAACAATCCCACCAATAATTGCCCCTGCCGCTGTTCCAATAACTGGAACAAAACTTCCAATGGCTGCTCCAATGCCAGCACCAGCAAGCGCACTCGCTCCTCCTGACATACTTCTTGATCTGACGGAGTCATCTTTAAACTTTCCGCTGATGTAATTCCCAGCACCATAAGCACCTGCGGCGATTGCTATTGGAGCCATAACCGCACCGCCACTTAAACCCATCATTTTTGCTGCACCCATACCCTGCGCTGCCATACCAGTCGTTTTCAACGCTGAACCGCCAGCGGTGTCATAACCACCAGCACGATCTCCCAAACCAGAAATTGCTGTTCCACCAAGCGCTAATGCTCCACCAGCAAGCATTGACCCCATACCGGATGGAATCCTCCCTCCGTATTGTCTTCCAAAACTCTGTGCACGCTGGCGCATTGTCATGACACCCCTACCCGCCATCTGTCCACGTGTTAACCCATGAGTATTTTTGGTGGGTAAGCCTCCGCCACCCATTGATCCGCCGTTGACATTGACGACGCCAGCCTGAACATTCATATTTCCAGTTTTATTCATGTTTTTACCAAACATGGTTCCAAGAACAGTAAAAAATCTTTTAGCAATTGTAAACAATGCGTACAAAGCAGCAAGTTTAATTACTCCGCCAACTTTGTTGCCAAAAACTCCTGAAAATTTGTCTGCTATGGCTATTGCGGTTTTACCAAATTTGGCTAAACCAGTAAAAAACATTTCCACAACTTTCAATAGAAGTTGCAACGCAGGCATTGCACCTATAAACAATTGACGAACCACATCACCATATTTACCAATAGCAGTAAGAGTTTTAGCAATCTGATTAGCAAAACTTTCAATACTGCCCTTATTCTGTTCAATTGTCTGAGAGAGACTTTGCATGCTTAATGTAAAACTTGAACCCAAAGCGTTAAACAACGGCTTGAAAAAATATTCATTAATTAATGTGCCCGCTTTTTGAAACTGTCGCATCCAGTCCTGCATACGGTCAAAAGCGTTACCGATCATATTAAAAGAATCACCCAAGAAACCAAAAATGCTCGGCGTGGTTCCGAGATATTTGTTCATCAAGACAATCATTTTGTCGGCACCTTTTTCAACCATGTCAAGGGCGCTGCCCATTTTCCCACTGACATCAAAATCTCGAAGCGCAAAACTAAGTCGAGTTATAAAAGTGGAAATGATTCCTTGAAGGCGACTAATTGCCCCACCTGTTTCGCCAAGATATTCTCCACCAAGATCTGTCAACTGTTCTTTGATAGAACTAACAGCAGTCTTAAAACGGCCCATCACCGTATTGTTGAGTGCGTCTAATGTGCCGGCGTATTTTGTTGCAAAAGTTTCACCAAGTTTTCCTTCGGCGGCTGCTTTCAAAAACTCGTCACTAGTTTTAATACCAAGAGCACCAGCCTCTTTGACAATCTTTTCAAAGTCAGGACCTAATTCTTTGGCAGCCTGTGCACCACCCGCAAGGGTGCCTTTCTTCTGAACCTGCGCTAAAAACTCCGCAAGTTTTTCTGAGCCTTTATCCAAATCCCCACCACTGCCAGCAACAACATCCATCAACGATGTGAACGCTGCTGTGGTTGCACCAGTAATAGGGGCAACCTTGCTCAGAGAAGTGAACGACGTTTGCAACGATTTAGCACTAACAACAGCGAGTTGCGAATTCCCAACAAACATTGACATCGCTTGACCAGCAGCGACAAACCTGTCGTTGGTAGTCAATGCTCCTTTAGCGTAGGCGGGGGAGTTTTGTACGGCTGAAAATTCTCTTTGGGCAGCCAACAACGTTGTTAAAGCAACATATGCAACACCCACGGCACTAGCCATAGACGACATTGCTGCTTTATACATTTTTATAAAATATGTTCCCATTTGGAAAGCCAAAGCGATTCCGCCTAAGGCTGCCATCATCAATGGG